GAAGCCGCAGCCTGCTCACCAGCAGTAAAAGTCTTGTTCATCGCACGAGCAAGGTCAGCGTAATTCAGAATTGCCATAAAAACACATTACACCATAGTTTTTATAGGGTGTGGTGTACTGGGGCAACCCAGAAAATCTTGCGATATTCAAAGAAGCAAATCATGGGCTCAACCTCGTCTTCGTCTATCTCAAGCAAAAATCCAGCATTATTCCCCTCGAAATAAATACTTGGGTGCACAACATATCCCCTGCATGAATGCATCATTACGTTGCTTGAGTCGAGAGGTTCCCAGCCATACCTGACCTCAACTAGGCAGTCGCTTGCGTGAGCCTGTTTTATGAAGCCAGATGCACAGACCTGATTAAAAATCGAATCATAAGGATAGTCGTATTGAAAATCTTTGTCATCTTCAATCAGTTCATACATAGCGTTTTTCAAACTCAAAAACGGCTCGTCTTTTGCCCAGTACGCAGCAAAATCTATCTCGTCGGTCAACCCAAATTTCTTTGGGTCTGAATTGTCCACGGATTACTTTGTTTCTGTTACGAAAGGGTCATTAACCAAAATTGGCATGACCTTGTATCGCATTGCATCTTCAACACTAATGCGCTCGCCCTTACGGACAACCTTTACGCTTTTGCCTTGAATGTTTTCGTAGATATCGCGTGGGGCGATTACTGCAATTTGTGACATGCAAACATGTTAGCACAAAGCAAAAAGCCTGGGCCGAAGCCCAGGCTTTTCACTTTTCTGACTGTTATTATGCAGCAGGTGCGTTGTTGAGAGTAACTTCAACGAACGACTCTGGACGCTTAACAGCAAGTGCAATACGCTCTTCAGCAAGTACTGCAACTGCGTTGCGAACAAAGAAGTCGCTGTGTTGCTCGGAAACGCGGATGTTGCCTTCCATGCGGTCGTACAGCGTTGCGCCAACACCGAATGAACCAAGGAGAACCTTGCCTTCGGTAATTGCTGGGGTGCTGACGATTGGCAAACGCCACAAGCGAGCCTCTGCGCCCATCGATACGGACATAAGCATCAAATACTGTGCTTGTGAGTCCTTCGTGAGTTCGATGTCTTCGAGGTCGTTCGGGTGAACAATCATGCCTGATGGCTCGTAGTAAGCAAGCAACGACTTGGTGATACCACGACGAATTGCATCGAGGCGGGTGTCTCCAACGGTACCATCTGACCAGTTTGATGTCTGAATTCCAGAGGTCGAACGGATACCAGTGAGGTTTTGGCCAACACCGTTTCCGTTAAGAATCTGGTCATCTTCTACCAAGCGGAGTCCGTACAACAGTTCGTTGTCGATAATACCACGAAGGGTTGGCTCATCGTCCAACACGTTGCGGTGAGCAACTTCGTAGTGAGCAATCGTGCGAACTGGAGCCTGAACACCAACGACGGTCATTGACGACTGTGGCTTTGTGCCAAAGGCGTTGTTTGCGTCGTTGCGCTCTGCAACAGTTGATGCGTTGTTGGTGAAACCAGAAACACGGAAGTATTCAACCATGTTGCTGTTTGTCTGCTGTACATCGAAGAGTTCGCGTACGCGCATTGTGCGCTTTGCACGCTCTACGATACCTTCACGCTGTGGCGTACCGAAGTCTGTAGGAGTGCCTGATGGCAATCCTGTGTAGACATCTTTGCGACCCCAGTGTGACGAGAATGCACCATTCACTTGGAACGGAGCATGCATCGTGTAACCAGACTTGCCACCAGCAATTGCCTTGAACTCATCTGATTCAACGAACTGCTCGCCAAGGCTCTTTGCGCTTTGTGGAACAATCAAACCAGACTTGGTCTGTGCTACTGGTGCGGTCATGCCTTCAGCCCATGAGCGAATTTCGCCCATTCCCTCTAGTACCTCAATTTCGGCACGAATTTCGCGTGCTTTTGCGAGGTTACCGCGGAATGCTTCAACATGCTTTGCTTGTACTTGAACTTCAGGTCCGCCTTCTTCGCGGGTAGCACCTGCATGATTAACGATTGCGTCGTTATCTGCAAGTACTTCACGGAGGGCTGACTTGAGTTCCTTTAAACGGCTATCTGTAGCCATAGTGATATACTCCTTTTGAGTAATAGTGGAACTTCGGACACAAGGTAAGCACCTCGTATTAAATATTATGCTTGTTCTTTGCTAGTTTGTCAAGCAGGGGTTAGATTATTTTTAATTGCCTTCGTCTTCTTCGTCTTCGTTTTGGTCAAACATGTCCAATAGGTCTCGGACCGTAACATCGGAAGCCGTAAAGGGATGGGTCAATACGTCACCCTTGAATGTAATTTTTGGACCAACTGCAATGTTGCTCATTGCTTCCAGTATTCTTTCAAATACTGAAACTGCTACAAATGGAGCGATGGAGCCAAGGTCTACATGAATTGGCTCATCTGGGTCATCGTAGGAAACAGAAATAGTAATCATTGGAAAGCGCAGGTTCATCTGGCTTTCAAGGGGGTCACGCCCCTCTGTCATTTTTTCTTGTCTGCTTTGTAAGTCTTTCCTCGGTAGAACATTGAGCCATTATGAATCGGAACAAGTTCTAAATGAAATGGTCCGTCACCAGGGACGTAGTGGACCACTGCGATTCCTTGCTGCCAGTCTTCCGTGCAAGGGATTGGGCGTCCATCGCAGTCAGTTCCGCCCTTTGTTGACGGAACGACCCCATCAACCCGAGCAAGACAACCAGCGGATGCGGCCAGAATTGTTTTGTCTTCATCCCAATCCTGTCGAGTTCGCTCTGCCCATTCGCGGCGATGGATATGTCCATAAAGAACTGAAGTCTTTTCCGTTGCGAGATATTTATGAGCAGTGCTTCCGCCAGATGCGACTTTATGTCCGTGAATAATTCTTAACTTGCGATTAACCCAATATGTTGACGCTGGGTATCCTGGTAAATATTTAACGTCGAAATCATCAAATCTGCAAAGGTATGGAAGCGACATGACTGGCCATGAATCTGGAATATTTCCGCGCTTCAAACCGAAAGCAGCATTTGCATTATCAAGAATATAATTTCCTAATCTTGCTTCGTGATTTCCTTCCAGCCAAACAATTTCTGCAAGGGGTGATGCTTCTCGAAGGCGCGCCATTAGCGTTGTCAGGTAGTCAATCGTTTTCTGTGTAGTTAATTGATAGGCTGGGGTCAGGCGATACTTTCCAAATTCTGCAAAGTCGGCATTATCACCGTTCATTGCAATTACATCTGGCTTTGATTCTTTAATAAATTCAATTGCTAAATTGATTGCGCTTTCATCATGTATGGCAACAAAATTTCCACTTATATCTCTGAAGTAACCGCATTGCATATCTGGCAGAACCACGCAAGTTTTAAACTGTGACTTTTCTTTTTTTACATTTCGGGCGGTCGGAAGTTTTATCGACGGTCCTTTTCTGATTACTGGCCACTCTGGAGAGTTGCGATTAATCGCCGTTTTAAGGTCGTTCGATAAAGACATTATTTGCCCCCAATATAGTTGTTGCTTCTTGTCTCAAAGTTCTCGACATTTGAATGACGCCAGTTATCTACTGCACTTCTGCCAATAATAAATCCGCGGCCCTTTAGTACTTTGGAGATAGTTCGACTGGAAACGGATAGGTCCTTCATCGCAGCAACAAGAGAAGCGGAATCTTTTGCGTTCAGGGACGACAAAAGTTTATCCACTTTTCCAATCGCAAGATTGCTTTGAACCTTTGCTATTTCTTTACCGATATCCACAGCCCCTCCACGGGCGCCAATAACACCCGTGAATACTATAGCACTTTAATTAGGTCGTGGAACTCTTTTAGGTCGTCGAAGGTAAGTTCTGCTTTTTCCATCTGAATTTCTTCGGACTTTTCTTCGGCAACAACTTCTTCAGCGGCGACTTCTTCTACTGCCGCTTCAACTGCTACTTCTTCTGCTGGTGCATCTGCAGCAACTTCCTCGACAGCAACTTCGCAGCATGCTTCTTCGGTGACTGCTTCAGCGGCTTCATCGGACTTGGTCTCAACAGCAATTTCTTCTGTCTTAACTTCTGCGGTGTTCATTGCAGCAAGAGCCTTAGCAACTTCGCGTGCAACAATCTCGGCAATCTGTGCTTCAATGTTCATATCTATGCTCTTTTCGTTATCCTCAACCATTGACATTTCGTCTTCTGGCATATCTTCATCTTCTGGGTCTTCGTCATCCATTGGCTCTGGAAGTTCTTCAACCATAGTCAATGCATCACCGTATGCTACTACAGTAACATTAGTAGCCATCCATTCGTCTTCATCATACATCCATACCCGTACGATATAGGCTGGACGCTCGGCAGACCCTTCAATTTCAAGGCCCTGTGGCTCTCCGCGGACTGTCCCCTCTGTCGATGATGACAGAATATCTCCGTAGTATGCGCCATTTGATGTTTCCCACGAAACGAGGGCGCCTTCGGTCATTCCTTCATCGATTTTTTCCATGACCACAAAAGTGCGCAGTTTTACATCCTGTACAGAAATTAAAACAGTTTCATCTGTTTCCTCAAGACCTTCCATGTCAAGGCACTTCTGAATCAATGCTTCGCCACTTTCGGAGATGCCAACGATGATGCCGATGCTGTCATCGCTCAATACAGCCTGCTGTCCAACAAGGGACTTGTAGGAATCAATATTAATCTTGCTCATCTTTTTTCTCCGTGATAGATAGTGGCTCACTAATGAGGCCTTTTTGCATCATAACATTATCAATGTACTCATCTGACTTAAGTTCGGGTGGCTTCTTCCCAAAATCGCGATAGTGGCGTGCGAGATGGTTGTACACAGCCTTGCGGTCTTCACCACGAAGAATCGTGCCACCCCGACCACCATTAAGGATTGCCATTTCTGACCTTAGTTCTGAATAAGCAGCAGCGCCTGGTCGCCCATCTTCTGAAACATGATGATGGATAAATGTGTAGTGGGTCTTACGAGTTCCATCCGTACCAGGAGTATGGTATGCAAAAATCTTCTTGTAATAGGAAGGGTCTTCTGGGGAGCGAGTGTTTAGGATTGCAGAACGGTCGAGTGTTTCATCGTCGCGAACCGCAGTTGAGTGACTGGGGACTGGTCCACCAGCAGCCTTTACCTCAATGCCAGAATCTGGGCTGAGTGGCTTAGAAATAATTCCTTTTTGAATCATGATGAAGTCAACAAACTCATCTGATTTCAGTTCTGGAGGTTCTTTTCCAGCGTCACGATAATGGGCAGCAATATGGTTGTAAACACCACGGCGCGCTTCTCCGCGAAGAACTGTTCCCGAACGACCGCCGTTCAAAACAGCCATTGAGTTAATCAATGCTGAATATGATGCTTCACCTGGAGTTCCATCTGCGGAAACATAGTGGTGAATAAAGTTATAATGAGTCTTGCGGTCTCCAGTTGTATTTGGATTCTGGAATGCAAAAATACGATTGTAGTAAGAAGGAGTTGCTGGCGATTTCATGTCTTTATATGGGATTGTCTTATCCCATGCACGCGACATGTTTACGCCAGTTTTGTGTCTTGGGATAACTCGACCGTTTGGACCTGCATCTTTTACTTCTTCTTCAATTTCTGCAGATTTCATTCCAACGGTTTCTTCAGAGCGCATCTTTGGTTCTGCTAAAAGTTCTTCGCGGATAATCCACAACTTGCAAATTGCTTCTGGTTCAATATTGCCAGAAACGATTTCACACTTTTTCCCACCCTCAAAGAAAACGCAGTTGGAACACTTCATTCCTTCTGCGGCGAATGGATTTTCTTCCATGTAGTGAGCGCCATCTGCGCCACTTCCTTGGTCCCACATCCCGAACTCTTCAGCCATAGTTTCAAATAGGTCGTACATCGTGAATTGGCGAGGGTTTAGACCCATCTCTTGCTGCTCGGCAAAACCTTCAATCATGTCGTCTTGATGAGGAACCAGGTCTGGCTCTGGCATTGATTCGCCATAACCGTTTTTCTCATCTTGCATTGCCTCATTTAGTGCTGCGAGATGCGCCTGTGCTTCTCCAAGGGTAAGGTGGCATCCACCTGGAACCATTCCCTCTCCAACCTTAACGACTGCATATCCATTGCAGCCCTGAACATCTTGCTCGATGCTGTAAGGCTTCTCTTCTGGTTTGTTTGGGGTAGTTCCGATTCTTTGTGGAGTGCCGAAAGAGCCTGGATTGCCTTCTGGCATATCAGTGTAGACATCTTTCTTTGGCCCGTTCATTTTTGTAAGTGTTGAGAACTTGTGTCCAACTCTTACTTCGGTAGGAGAATAATCAAGACCTTCTTTGCGGTAAACACGGATAAGTGCTGCTGGGTCTTCTGGAGTTCCAGTGATAGTGAAACTACTATCTGGAACATTTATTTCTCCATTGCGCTCAATGCGCTCAATGCGACCGTATGCACGACCACCAGATGCACGCCAAGAAACAAAGTCTCCAGTCTTGAGACCATCTGGCTCTGCTTTCATTTCATCTCGTGAGTTCATTGCATCAACGAGTTTTTGCGACCAGCGCCAACCTTCGTTTCCGCCCCAAAGTTTCCAAGCAATCAATCCAGCGCCTGGGTACCCTTCAGCGCCTGGCTTGCTGTTTGCTGGAGTCTTTAGGTCTACTGCGTGGCGTGGGAAGTAGCGCGCAATATGACGAGCCTTTTCTGGGCTAACAGTAGAATTATTTAGAATATAGTTTGCAGTTGCTTTTCCAACTTCTGTTCCGCCGCGATTATATTCTTTTGACCAATTCAGTCCAATTTCTGCCTGCTTCTTGACTCCAGACGGAATGCTGAAATTGATATCCGCATACTTTCCAGGAGCCTTTGATTCAACATCAGCGCCATCTTCTTTGAGGCTCAATGTGCGGGTGCTTGGTGCAGCACCAAAAATTACTGGTGAGTACTCAAATAGTTCAAGTTGCTTGATATAGCGAATTCCAGACTTTTCATCAACTTTGTACTTTCCTTCTGGAACTGCATAACCAATTGACCACTCTTGTTCTGGCCCAAAGAACTGAACATCAAAAAATGCATCGCGCCCACGGCTTGTGTTCAGGTTGAACTGCATCTTTACAAGAAGCGCTCCAGCACCCTGCTGAATCAAGTCATTCGGAAGGCGTGGGTCGCCAGGAAGAAGTTCTTCAACACGGAGGGTTTTGCCTACTGGAATATTCGTATCGTGAGACCATACGACTTTAGGATTGCGCTTTTTTAGCGTTAATTTATAAGCGCCTGGCTCAATTACATCGTTTACGGAGTCGACAATATTTGTAACGGAGACAATTGCCTCAACGATTCCATCTACATCATCAATGCCACGAACTGATGAAACTGATACTTGTTTGTGTTCCAAAACGGCCTCCTGCAAGAAGAGTAGCAGAAAATTGCAGTAAATGTTGTAATGTAGAGACTAACTATTTAATTTCGTATAGTCTATGAAAACAAAAGTGTGCAACTGCAGTTCATCACAAACTCAGTTGGTGCTTCTGGGTCTCCAGGGTACATTGCGGACTTGCCATTAATCTCAAACTTCTCGTCGATGCCGACTGTCTGACTGGCAAGTTCAGCATGTTCATTGCGTGCTGAGTCTTGACTTGGGCGGTGAACCCATGTCTTTTTTGTATATCCGAGTTCTTTTGCTGCCCATAGGAGACCAGCGTTGAACGCCCCACCAACTTCCGTTTTGGAGATTGTCTTGACTCGTGAACTAAAGGCTGAAGCGAACCATGCCTTAAGAGCGGTGACAAATTCTTGATGCGACTTTGAGCGGTGCTCGCTAATAATCTTCTCGATGTTCCGCTTGCTCGTCTCGTTAATAGATGAAATAGCCTTAATTCGTGGGCTAGCAATTTCATCCATCGTTACATTTCCTGGATTCAAGGAATCAACTTTTGTTGATGCTACTTCGATTGCCCCATCAAGGAACACTGAAGCAACCCATGTTTTTGCGTCAGAAACAAGTTGTTCATTCCATACGGAAACATCAAAAATATCTTCTGCCTTAATTCCCTCGCCAGAATCCCATTTTTCCTTAATCTTCTTCGAGGCCGCCTTTTCAATCGTGACTCGCTCCTGGCGCTTCAACATTGACCCAATCTGGAGAGCAACGCTTTGCTCAAGGCGGGTAATCTGTCGCGCGCGGCGAACACCAATATCCTCGGCAGACTTTGACTCTTCAATATCATGCGCTAGGGGTGTTAGTGGCGGAGTAAAGATTGGCCTTGGGCTTGGAGGATTGGTCGGCTCAATCGAATCGTTTGGTCGCGAGTTTGGCGTTGCATTTGGAAGCGCTTGGTCTGGGGCATCCGCTGGACGGCGACCAGGCCTTTGATTTGGATTCAAAGGAGCGCCATCTTCTGTTGCTTGCTGCCCGCTATTATTTGTCTGCATAACGACTGGTGAAAGGTTCGTCGGAATGAGCAACTCATCAATTCCCACGCCTTCGCGCCCAGTGAGTTCGCGATACTCATCGATTGAAATTGCACCCTGCTTTAACTCTTCAAGATGGAACCGCGAACGCTCTCTGTCGTCTCGACTCAAAATTGCAACCGAAGATAGGTCATAAGCAAAATATGTTGTTGGGTCTTCGTCTAATTTATCAAAGGCCCGCTCAAGAAGGGTCAAGTGAGGAACCATGGTCTCTCTCCAGAACACTTCCAGTTCAACATCTGCGTTAGCAAATGTTCTATTTGATGCGTTTCCGATTACCGATTCTGGAACACCAAAAGCAAGAAGGATTTCTTCTTTATTCATTTGGCGAGCCTCAATGTATTGAGCGTCTCTTTGATTGGTGGATGTATCGATAAACTTTGCGTCGTCCGCAGACATTACGGTTAGACGACCAGCGCCGCCGATGTTGGAGCCAGTGCTTCCCTTAAATCGGCGTTGAATTTCTTCCGCCTGCTCTTCTTCCATGTCGCCGTTGATTACAAGAATTCCACCTGGACGTCCATCATTGACCATGAAGTTGCGGTTGAAAACCTTTGCGTAGTAGTCATACTCAATTGCCAATCCAGCAGACTCAAGTGGTGTCTGTCCTTTGAATGGGTCAATTGGGTGTGGAACTCTTGTCCAAATTACATCTTTAGCATCAATAATTCTTTTTGGAGTATTCGGGTACTCAACAGAAAACCCAGAGACAAATCGGTCTGGGTCTGGAATCGGAAAGGTGTATTGCGGCGGAAGCAAGACGAGCGCCGCAACTTCCCCCATACGATTTCGAATAATTTCCACAAACGCACCGCGCTGAGAAAGCAACAACTGCGATGAAAGCATGAAGCGGAAAGAAAAAGCATCTTGCCCAGGGTTTGCATTGCGATTCATAATCTGCAAAATTGGGCCGTCGTATGTTAGTTCGCCGATTCTCCAGTCACCTTTTCTAATAGCAATCGGTAGTGAGGCAGCATTTGAGGCGATTGCATAAACTGCTTTATATACCCAAGTGACCCTGTCAAGCGCTTGGGTTACTGAGCGTTCTATATCCCAGCCATCTTTATAAGGCTTTAATGGACGACCAGGACCATATGACGGAGCGTAAAACTGCTTTTTGTCTGGGACTACAAAACCTTGCTGGTCATGCGTTTTGAATGAGCGAAGGAACGCCATTTACTACCCTCTCTCGTATCCAAATAAAATGCCAATACCAATTAGGCAGCCTGAGATTACGCACACTCCAGCAATATCGTTATACATAAACCCAGCAGTTGAGGCGGCGGTTGCACCACCAGCAATGGCGGTTGTGGAGATTCTTCCCCGCAAGTCTATGTTTAACTTTGGTGATATAAACCAAACTAGGCCAGCCATGAACATTGCTACTGCTAAACCTATATACATGCCAAAATCCTCTTTTGAAATAGCCGAGCCAATTTCATATGCCAACACTAAGTTACACTAAATTTTCTTGAAATTGTTTGCGTGTCGCGGGGTTGGTATTCCTTATGGGCAACCCCGCGACATACAAGTTCAATCAGAATGGCGGTTCGTCATCAAGAAATGATGCCGCTGCTGGCTTATTTCCAGAATTCTGGTACTGCTGACCGCCTTGGGCGGCAGGGTTTCCAGACTTTGAAATTGCTTCAACAGTAGCCTTTCTAAGGGAAACTGCAATGTCGTCGGCAATGACGACTACCTTCCTCTTAGTTGAGCCGTCATTCTTGTCGGTCCATTCCTGCTGCTCTAGC